GGTTTCGACTTTGATGTAGTCACCTGGGGCGAGGGCAATGCCGAAGGGTGATGTCGTGAACTCGATGGTGTGATCGATGCGGCGGCGGGATGACAGCAGGTAGCGCGCAGCCATCTTGGCGTGGTCGGCTGTCGTGACGAACTGCGTTAGATCAAACTCTTGCTGGTCAGGGATGATCGTCAGGTCGTTGTATTTCATTTGGATTGTCTTGTACTGCGGCATCGCGTTCTCGACAGAGTCCCGGTACTTGATCACACAGCGGAAGTCTCTGCGTTCGGATGCATCTAAAACATTGAGCTTGAACGAACCATTAACAATGTTGCCGTCGTTGAAATAACCAGCAATCGGAACTGGTTGCCTAATAATGTCGCCGCTGTTGTCTGTTGGTACGGCAGGGGTCATATAGAACTTGCCGTTCCTTATACTCATGTGGCAAAGGAAGAATGGGGCAATCTGGTTGATGTAAGCCCTTACGTTGACCTGGTCTGTTATTGCACCGTTGTAGAACAGACGGTTAGTTTCTAGGAAACGGTTGGTGTGCTCGAAGCTGGGACGGTCAATCATCTCCTCTGGGATTTGATTGCGCATTCCTCTGCCGGGTTCAGTCAGCAGGAAGTAAACAATGTCGGGCAGCAAGTCAGACGCACCATCGCTTCCGGTGAGTCGCTTGACGCTGAGTCCGTTTTTAAGCCAGATTTGCATTGCCTGTAGTTGCTGCGTCTGGTTCATCGATTTGAACTTCACGCCAAGCATTGACAGGTTCTGGTAGTTGAACCCGTCAAGGAACCTAGTTCGCATTCCATCGGACTCGTTTACGTACATAATTTCGTGCTCTGGCCCCTGATCGGAGCTGCGTGTCACCTCGTCATACGCTGAGATCTCCTTGATCTGTGCGTAGTTATCCCATTCGCGGAAGCCTGACTGCTCTGGGGTAAGAATTACTGTTTCTCTCCGCTCGCTTCTTGTGGCTTTGAGACGCAGATCGCATTTCCTAGATTGACCACGGTCGTTTGGATCGTATAGGTAGTCGCTCCAGTACCAAGAATTTCGGTCAATCTCAAAATCTTCGATTTTTAAAGTGATGCCGTTGTCACCTATGTTCTTTTTGTCGTCATCATTTTGGAAGTCAGCTTGAGTTAGCTTCCACATTCGTTTGGTGCCGTATTTTTCAGATGCATTGTCTTCTTTGTTCTTGACGACCTTGGCACGCAGACTCATCTTGACTTTCTTATCGCCGATCTTCCAGTCCATCGCCTCCCGCTCTTCTGTTCCGTAATCCAGTAAGTCGTAGCCTCTGCCGTTGAATTCTTTGACCGGGCCAAAGATTGTTTCTAGTGCAGCCTGATCGAATGCGAATTGATCGCGGTCTTTGCCATCAAAATTTGTAGTCTTGAATGTGTCGGGGTCTGGGTCGTCGTACACAGTTGCACGAGACTCGACTCTGTCGCCAGGGTATCCACCTGGAGCAACAATCAACTCCTCAAGGTCGAGGATTGGATCAAATCCATCCTCACGGAAAGTAAGCTTTTCTTCTTTGGCGTGGAACTGAATTGAGAATCTGTCGTCACTATTGGCGACAGTCAGTGTTTGTGTCTGTAGGGGGTGAGTAACGCCAAGAATAAACGCACGAGGTTTTTGGTCGCGGTTTCGGTAGACCTGCGTTGCTGTTACTGGGATGATTCTGTACTCATATTTTTCCGCTCCAGTGGGGATGATTCGGATGAAGTTGAATTGGTCTGTTGGTGTGTCGCTACGGACAGCGAATAACACATCGTCAAGGATGGAGAAGCCGTCGACTAGCTCGTTGTTGTAGCGGTCGTCGTAAGTCGAGCGGATGGCGAGCTTAAAAAATGATGTCCTGAAGGTGTACTTGTTGTAAGTGCCGTTGCTGACGTTGACGTTATCTTCGTCGTACTCTTTTAAAGCGTCGGGCTGAGGGACGTCTGCGAAATTGCATAAGCCGTTCAGCCGGGTCCACACCTGACTCTTAATCCCGATTTCAGTGACTTGGCAGGCACGGGTGTTGACGACCTGCGCCATGTCGTACTTGACCAGTGAATACCAGTTAGCCTCCCGTTCGCCAGGACGGGATTTACCTGGACCGTCCCGCATCACTCCGATGTCTTTGAATACATCCCTTGAGGCGATGCCTACCTTGTGGTCTTGCCCAGTAAAACCGATGACCTTCAGCGTGACATAGACTCTGCCGTCTGCTTTGTCTTCGTTTTCGCGAGCCGGTTCAAACGTTCCAGAGCGATCGGTGACTTGCAGCAGTGTTTGGTTGCAGCAGAAGATTTCACCTTGTTGCATTGCGTCGTCAGCGGCAGAGCGCAATGAGTTGAGTGCACTATTGATGTCGTCGTAATTGACACCCTTCTCATCTACTTTGTTATCGCCGTCGTACTCGACTGCGGCGTTAAGGTCTTCTGGGAAAATGTAGTTACGTGGGGTGATGCGAAACTTCAGGTAGTCGTTGAGTGAAACTTCGGTTTCCCAAGCATTATCTCCGGAGGGGTACTGCCAATTTCTGTCGTTACCTCTAGATACAGCTTCAATACCCATCTGGGGTGAGTACCACCGACCTGTTCCTTTCATCCCCTCGTCGCGGCTGTCGCCTGTGGATCCGGCAATCTTGCGGCGTTGGTTCTGCAGACGCAGACCCTCGTCATCCCGGCCATTCTCGTTTTGAAACAGGTTGATGACGCGCCAGTTCAGTGACCAGCGACCACCATTACGAATTGGAGCGCTAACGCCGAAGACGCTTTTGTTGGTCGGGCTGTAGGCGCTGCAAAATCCTTGTGTTTTGTCCCCACCATTCCAAACTGAGAAGATTTCGCTGTCGCCAGGCGAGGCAAGTCCATACTGTGCGTCTTCACGGGTCAGTAAGTTGCTGTCTTCTTTCGAGCTGAAGAACAGGTGATAGTTGACCTCGTAAATGTCATCGATGGGTTGACCGCCCATCATGTACGCCTGCTTTGAAGGCTTGAAATCAAGCCCGCGTTCACAAATGACGTACTGACCTTTGAAGTTCTGAAAGGTGCCTCTGCTTAGAACCTGTGACCACACCAGCAGGGGTTCGACCACAATGCCGCCGCTATTTTCGATGTCTCCTCTGCCTTCTCTGTATTTACCAAAAACCAGAGGGATGCGGCTGCCGAGTTGGGCCAGCTGCGGGACGCCATCAAAGCCGATGGTGTTGGCAAAACGGGTGCGACCCTCTTGGTTGCTGCCGATAATGGAACGCTGTTCTCTGTCGTCGCGTTGTTGTGACGGCGGTTTTGGTGCCAGCAGCACTGACACGCCAGTCAACACCAGACCGACAGCTAGGTTGATAAGAATTGCTGTTGTTGTTGCAGGCTCGTTTACGACATCAGGAATGTGTGCGTATTCAGGGCCTCGCTTTCGTTGCTCTTCTGCTATTCGTTGAAATATTGAGCGATAATCTTGCTCCGAAATTTCCAGTGCTTGGATGAGTCCCCATTCGTATGGGAGAAGCTTTCGTTGAAAAGCGTTAGGGGCGACCAAGTCACCACGTTTCTTGCCCTGCAGATGTAGAAAGCTCCGTTCCTCCATACAACTGCAAACCCTGCCGGGTACGGCGCTACCAGAATATCCCCATCGTAGAGAAGCTCATCAATCCTCACACCCCAATGCAGTAAGTCCCGCACCCAGCGCTGCGGCGGCATGTCGTACCAGGCTGGATTAAGTGGTGGTGCGTCGATGCCCAACGAGTTCAACACCGTCAGGGTCATCCAGATGCAGTCGGTTTCGCCGTAGACGTAGGGCGTGCCGATGAGCTTATCTAACTCGAATGGTTGAAGATGTGGGAAGGTTGCCGACAAGGTCTCGCCTCAATGTGCGGGTGGGGATAGTGCTGTCAACAGCATCGATGACACTGCCAAGCTCTAGAGCTACTTGGGTGTCGTCCCAGTTGGCACTGCTGCAGATTCCTGTGTAGGTGTAGAGGTCGCGGCGCTCGTTGGTGTCGACGTTGATCATCATCACTTCGACCACTGCGATGTAGGGCAGCAGCACTGCTTCTGGGTCGTCTTCGTTGATGTCTTCGCCGCGCAGGGCTTCGCTAACGATGGTGCGCCCTAGGCCTGGTTGGTCGTTGGGGAATAAGAGAGTGGCGGGTTCGACGTCACCGTTTTTGCTGGTGGTGATGCCTGAGAATCCGAAGGGGATGAACAGCCACCGCACGCCGTCCTTGTTAATCGTCTCGCCGAAGTAGAAGTTTTGGAAGGCGTACTGCACACCCCGCAAGGAGCCGTCGCTGTTGCGGGAGTAGAGGCGGAGGAAATGACAGAGGGCAACCTGCCCGGCGAAGGCTACGGGAG